GACGGTCGTGTCGGAATGTATGTGGAGGAGAAGAACCGCTCCTGGTGTTCTTCCTCCAATGCCAATGACCAGAGGGCAATCACCATCGAGTGCGCATCCGACACCACGGAGCCGTATGCGTTCCGCGATATCGTATATCAGACGCTCATCAAGCTGTGCGTGGATATCTGCAAGCGAAACGGCAAGACGAAACTCCTGTGGTTTGGCGATAAGGACAAGACGCTTGCCTACGAACCGAAGTCCGGCGAGATGGTGCTGACCGTCCATCGGTGGTTCGCCAATAAGTCCTGTCCCGGCAACTGGATGTATGCCAGGATGGGTGATCTTGCGGAAAAGGTCACGGCGGCTCTCGGTAGTGGTACTGGGGGGACCGATGGTTCCGCAACTACACAAGGAACACAGGCTTCCGCCTTTTCTTCGCTTTCAGAGTCGGATGTTGTAAAGAGTGTAGGGACATTGTTTACGGCAGATCAGAAGAGAACAGGCATCCTCGCCTCGGTTTCGATGGCGCAGTTCATCCTTGAATCCGGATATGGCAAGTCGGAGCTGGCGCAGAACGCCAATAACGTGTTCGGCATGAAATGCTCCCTCTCCGGCAACACGTGGAGCGGTTCGAACTGGGACGGAACGAGCAAGTATACCAAGCAGACGAAGGAACAGAACACGGACGGCAGCTATACCACCATCACAGCGGACTTCCGCAATTACCCGTGTGTGGAGGATTCCATTGCCGACCATTCCGCATATCTGCTCGGCGCGAAGAACGGCAGCAAACTCCGCTATGACGGTCTGAAGGGCTGCACCGACTACAAGAAAGCGGCGCAGATCATCAAGGACGGCGGTTACGCCACAAGCCTTACCTATGTGCAGAACCTCTGCTCCATCATCGAGCGGTGGAACCTTACGCAGTTCGATGTGAAGGAAAGCGAGACGGCTGTCGCATGGTACCGTGTTCGTAAGACCTGGGCGGACGCCAAAACGCAGAAAGGCGCGTATAAGATTTTGGAGAACGCCAAGAAGTGCGCGGATGCCAATCCGGGATATAGTGTGTTCGATGTAAACGGTGTAAACATCTACACACCGAACACAACATCTGATTCCGCGGCGGCGGTTCCGTTCTTCGTGAAGGTCAGCATCAGCGATTTGAACATCCGTAAGGGTCCCGGTACGGACTATGCGAGGACGCAGTATATCCCTGTCGGCGTTTATACCATTGTGGAGGTCAAGTCTGGCAAGGGCTCGACCGCAGGATGGGGACGCTTAAAGAGCGGCGCGGGATGGATTTCGCTCGACTATACCGTCCGTGTATAACGAAGAATATCTGAATTTATTTGAGCCTGTGGGCATTCCCGTTGCGGAGTGTCCACAGGCTCTTTTTTGTTATGAGGTTAAAATCCGGCGCATATCTTTTGACTGTGACTTAGGAGGTCTCAGTCATGGATGGATTTCAGAAGGAACAGATCAGGAACCTTCGGAGAGAAGGTATGAGTTATGCGAAAATCGCAAAGCAGGTCGATGTTTCCAGGGATGCGGTCATATCCTTTTGCCGCAGGAACGGTCTGCAGGAAATAAAAAAGCCGATTCCGGTTGTGAATACCGATGCAGCAGATGTCTGCCGTGAGTGTGGAAAGCCACTGATCCAGGTGGACGGGATGAAACGGCGCGTGTTCTGCTCAAAAGAATGCCGCGTTAAGTGGTGGAAGGAGCATCCGGAACGGCTGAATCAAAAGGCAGTGTATCAGTACACGTGTCCGCACTGCGGTAAGCCATTCTCTGCCTATGGCAACTCCAAGCGGAAGTATTGTTCTCATGCCTGCTATATCTCTGATCGATTCGGAGGTGGAGCGGATGAATGAGGCGGAATTTCATGCGGAGAAAATGTACCTTCTGTGCCTTGGAACGGCGAAAGCGATGCTTAAGAAGGGCGTCATTTCAGAAGAAGAGTTCACTAAAATTGATACAATGCTGCTCGAAAAATACAAGCCAACTTTGTCTACATTATTATCGGGAAAACCCTTGATATAACTGGCTTTTAGAGTGATATATAGTGTCGGAAAGGAGTTGATTTCATGCCGAAAATCACGAGAATCAAGCCGGGTATCAAGGCACTCCCGGCAAAGAAAAAAGTGGCGGCCTACGCAAGGGTCTCCAAGGACACCGAGCGGCTGCTTCACTCCGTTTCCGCACAGGTAAGCTATTACAGCGATCTCATCCAGAAGAATCCGGAATGGGAATATGCAGGCGTGTACGCTGACTCCGGCATAACAGGCACTCTCGTCGCAGGACGCAGTGAGTTCGGACGGTTGCTGGAGGACTGCGAGGCTGGCAAGATTGACATCATCCTTTGCAAGTCGATTTCCAGGTTTGCGAGAAACACGGTCGATCTGCTGAATACGGTCAGACATTTGAAGGACATCGGTGTGGAGGTTCGGTTCGAGAAAGAGCAGATCAATTCGATGAGCGGGGATGGAGAACTGATGCTTTCCATCCTCGCTTCTTTTGCCCAGGAAGAGAGCCGGAGCATTTCCGAAAATGTGAAATGGGGCATCCACAAGCGGTTCAAAAACGGAGAGATCGGTGCGGCAAACAAGCACATCCTTGGCTACCGGTACGATGATGAACTGAAAAAGTATGTCATCATTCCCGAAGAAGCCGAGGCGGTCAGATGGATGTTCCAGATGTACATCGATGGCGTTACCCTGCGGGACATTGCGGATAGCATGAACAATGCGGGCATCCGTACCACGCTGGGAAATGACTTTCAGGAAGCCTCAGTACGGCAGCTGATTTTCAACGAGGTCTATGCCGGGGATATCCGCCGACAGAAATGCTACATCGAAGATCCCATCACCAAAAGGAAGGTGCCAAATCGCGGAGAGCTGCCGCAGTATTACATGGCAGACAGCCACGAGGCTATCATCGACCGCGACACCTACGCAAAGGTAAAAGCGGAAATGGAGCGACGGGCTTCGCTGCTGAATCCGACATATTGCTTTACGGGAAAGTTCAAATGCGCCGTATGCGGGGCGAACTTTACGAGGAAGAAAGGCAGGGTCAGGGGCAAGGAATATGTGGACTGGATCTGCCGCAGCAAAAAAGAGCCTGGAGTCACCTGCAAGAGCCACAATTATCCTGAACATAAGCTGATGGATATTTGCGCCGAACTGATGGAAACGGACGGATTCGATGAAGAAGCGTTCGAGAGGAATGTTAAGCAGATCACCTCGCTTGCGGACGGCAGTATTGAGATGCAGCTTTATGGCGGCGAGGTCAGACAGTGGCAGATGCCGCCAAAGCCGGTCAAGCCGAAGAAAATAAAGCCGGAGAGCAAGCGTCCAAGAAACCTGTTCGACGGGAAAATCTTCTGCGGCAAGTGTGGCAGACGGTTTGGCAGAGCCATCAGCGATACAACGGACGGCGGTCACCTTTACTGGTACTGCCGAGCAAAGAGCAATCACGGAATCACCTGCGACAGTGTCAACTATCCCGATTCAGAGATCAGGGACATCTTCTGCCGGGTCATGGGGAAGAAAACCTTTGACGAGGATTACTTCACAAAAACGGTCGACCGCATGGTGGTTCAAGCCTCCGGCAGTATTGACTTTCATCTGAAGGACGGCACGGTCAAGACATATGAGACGCTCAAGCTGCGGAGCAACAGGCACGAGACCACATCCACGGATGAGTTCACCGGGATGATTCGGTGCGCCTGCTGCGGAAACATTTACCACAGATACTGCGGATACGGAAAGTACGTTTACTGGCGATGCTCCGGCAAGCACAAGGTCAGGACGGAATGCAACGGGCAGGACCTGGCGGATTTCAACATCCGTAAGGTTTCCGCCTACATTCTCGGCATGGATGATTTTGACGGGAAAGCATTCACGGAGCAGATCGACCACATCACAGCATTGGAAGACGGAAGTCTGGAATACTTTTTTAAAGACAGGAGGGCAAAAAAGTGGCAAAGAACGTAATCACAATACCCGCCACCATCAGCAAGTTCACAGCCTCTCCCCTCGGCAGCAGGAAAAAGCGGAAGGTTGCCGCCTATGCCCGCGTTTCAACGGACAGGGACGAACAGCTGACGAGCTACGAGGCACAGGTGGACTACTACACGAATTACATCAAAGGGCGCGAGGATTGGGAGTTTGTCGCCGTGTATGCTGACGAAGGCATAACCGGCTGCAATACGACGCATAGAGACGGTTTCAATTCTATGGTCGAGGATGCCCTGGCGGGAAGAATCGACCTCATCGTGACAAAAAGCGTGAGCCGCTTCGCAAGGAACACGGTAGACAGCCTTACGACCATCCGAAAGCTGAAGGAGAACGGCACGGAGTGCTATTTCGAGAAGGAGAACATCTGGACATTTGACGGCAAGGGCGAATTGCTCCTGACCATCATGTCAAGCCTTGCACAGGAAGAGAGCCGCTCCATTTCGGAGAACTGCACCTGGGGACAGAGAAAGCGTTTCCAGGACGGCAAGGTCACGGTGCCGTTCAAGCGTTTCCTCGGATACGACCGGGGCGAGGACGGCAACCTGGTGGTAAACGAGGAGCAGGCGGTCATCGTCCGCAGAATCTACGGGCTTTTCCTGCAGGGAAAAACACCGTATGCGATTGCGCGGCAGCTCACCGAGGAGGGCATCCCGACGCCGGGCGGTAAAAAGAACTGGGGCAAGAAAACGGTCGAGAGCATACTTACCAACGAAAAGTACAAAGGAGATGCCCTACTCCAGAAGGTTTACACCACTGACTTCCTGACAAAGAAAAAGAAGAAGAACGAGGGCGAGGTGCCGCAATACTATGTGGAAGGAAACCATGAAGCGATTATCCCTCCCGCACAGTTTGACAGGGTGCAGAAGGAGATGCAGAGACGGTTCGGTGATACGGACCGGCACGGCTGCGTGAGCATTTTCTCCAGCAAAATCCGATGCGGTGACTGCGGCGGCTTTTACGGCTCGAAGGTGTGGCACTCCAATGACAAGTACAGAAAAGTCATATGGCGGTGCAATCACAAGTACGATGACGGAAAGAACTGCTCCACGCCTCATTTGGACGAGGACACCATCAAGGCATTGTACCTCAAAGCCCTGCGGATTCTCGGAGAGGAGCGGGACGAGATCATCGCCACCTTTGAAGCCATCAAGGACAAGATGTACGATACCACGGAGCTGGAGACAGAACAGGCAGCCTTGCAACAGGAGGTCATGGTGGTAACGGAACTGGTCGAGCAGTGCATCAGCGAGAACGCCCATGTTGCACAGAATCAGAAGGATTACCAAAAGAAGTATGATGCTCTCTCCGAACGCTATGACAGGACAAAGGAACGGCTGGATAAGGTCAGCGGCAGGATCATGGAGCGTCAGGCAAAGCGGGAAATGATCGAGGCGTTCCTTCATGACCTGGCAGAGATGGATGAGGATGTACAGGAATTCACGGATGACCTTTGGTTCAACCTTCTCGACCATGTGACGGTTTTCTCGAAGAAGGATGTGCGCTTCACCTTCAAGAACGGGACGGAGATCAGTGTGAAATAACGGCAGCAGAACACGGCCGGACACCTTGCGGATTGCGGGATGTCCGGCTTTCTCTATGCAAAATTAAAATGTACGGCAACAGCAGAGCAAGGCAAAATTATAAAGTATGGCAAAATCAAAAAGTGTAGGGCAAAGTTAAAAGGTTCAAGGCAAAATCAAAAGGTATAGGGGCAAAATGTAATTGTATCGCTTTGGGATACTACTTAGACGACGGAATCTCGGCCACAAGCGTAAAATTCCGTGAGGGATTTAAAAGAATGATTGCAGACGCAAAAGCCGGAAAGATCGACTTAATTATCACGAAGTCTGTCAGTAGATTTGCCCGTAACACCGTTGACAGCTTGACCACTGTTCGTGAATTAAAAGAGATCGGTGTAGAGATCTACTTTGAGAAAGAAAACATCTACACCCTTGATTCCAAGGGCGAATTACTTATCACAATTATGTCGAGTATAGCTCAGGAAGAGAGCAGATCAATCTCCGAGAACGTCACTTGGGGACACAGAAAACGCTTTGCAGACGGAAAAGTTAGCTTTGCGTATTCGACT